AGCCTGTTTCTGCTGTAGGCATTGTAATAGTAAAAGTTGTTATTGACGGAACACTTTGAACTTCAAATAATTTGTCATCAAAATCTGTAGCTGTGTAATTGGTATCAGCACCAAAAGATCCTGCATTAGCGAAAGTAATTATATCTCCTACAGTAAGATTGTGTGATCCAGTAGTAGTGATTGTGACCGTTGCTGATCCGTTGGTCGTTGTTATGTTTGCGCCTGTGGAGTAATTGTCTGTATCTAAAGGTGTAATATCGTAAAAGGCACCATCAAAATAAATAACTAACACTTTGTCCGTGCCGATCGCAGCATATCTTTTACCATCAGTATTAGCCCATACGTGTTGAGCTCTTGCAGCTCCAACAATCTTTTTATCGACTAAAGCTGACCATCCACCTATTTTTTCAGGTTCACCATATCTAAACCTTACATTATCTCCATCAACCCAACGACCCTCAGCATCAGCTGGGGTAGATTGTTTATCAAATCCTGGTGCTATGTTTACTTTTGCTAAAGGCATGTGAAATTATACCATGTCAAAAAGATTTTATGTAGTCTTGGGAATACCTAATAAAGGTCTTTTATCTAAAGGCTGATTACCAAAATCACCAAATTTATTTGCATAATGTAGGAAAACTTGTGTGCAACTATCACCTTTAAATTTTTCTCTCCAATGCTCTAAATCAACTCCATTATAAATTAACATATCACCTTGGTTTAAAGTTATTGGAATACCTTCATTATTACTACTTATAGTTAAACCATCTGTATCAGCGGGTCCTACGTTTTTGTTAGGTTCTAAAAAAATAGGCCAAACATCACCTCCTAGATTTAAAGTGGTTGATATTTCACAAGATGGTCTATCTTTGTGCCTGTCTAATATTGATCCTTTTTTATAAATTCTACAATACGAATAATTTATTACTAATTTTTTTTCAGTTTCTCTTTCCATAAGTGGGTGTAATTTTTTTAAAAGAGTCTCCATAGCCCAATCGCCATAACAAGAATAAACACCTGGACATTGAGTATCCTTCCAAGTGCCTAATAAGTCATGTTGGTCTTTTACAATTCTATTAGAATATATATATTTTACCGCCTCGGATTTTATATTAAGATAATCTAAAACAAAATTCGCTAATTCTTTTGAAATAGCGTTTCGCACTACAGTGTATTTTTTATTATTAAAACTCATTTGATATCTTGTTCATCCTCAGACATTATTGGTTTATTATTTGAATCGCTTTGTAATTTAATACAAAGTTTCATCAAATGATTAGCTATGTGTCTCATTCCATCATTAGATATAATAGTAAATCCTTTGAACAATATTTTTAGTCTCTCTTGCCATGTGTAACTAATTTTACAGTAATTATTTTTTTGTTCTATTTTCATGATTCTCCGAATGTTGCTTTCTTATCTTTTAAAAATTCTTTGTATTGACCATTTGCATCCACATAATTTAAAACAAATTCAATAAAATAATCACCATTAAATTCTTTTCTAAACACATGGGTATCATGCCCCTTGTAAAGAACAGCTTGGCCCTCTCTTACATTTATTTCCTCCCCTGCCAAATATAAAGGCCATGATCTACCAATCATATTAATTGTACCTCTTACAGTATATTCGCATGGTTCAGGTTTTTTAAAATATTCAAACTCTGAACACATAGTATAAATTCTCAATTCAGAAAATGTACCAAATAGTGTTTTGTTTAAGGCTTCTTCTACAATATTTTTTTTAGATAGTAATAATGCATCTAGCACAGAATCAGCATAAATTAGTGTATCTTCATTGTCAGTAGTAGGATCAAACTTTGTCATATTGTTTCTGTGCCTTATCCTACCATAATGTTTTAATAATTTTTTTTCTTCTTGTGTAAGAAAATAATCAAATTTTTTTATAAGCCCCATGCTACAACACTATACCTCGTGCCCTCAGTTACTGGTTTTACCGTATGTGGATATAAGAAATTCGATGGCCAAACAATAAGTTTACCGGGTGCTGTTTTAATTGTTTTAAATTCTTCTTTGACAGGGTCTTTAAATACCAACTCTCCGCCTTTGTAATCATTATTGAGTAATAAAATAAAACTTAATGTTCTAGGATGTTTGTAATAATGATCTGTATGAAATTTATAAAAACCACCTTGTTTATACTGTAATGCTTCTATGTCTTGTATACTTTGGATCAAATCTTCATCTGAGTTGAGATAATTTTTATACTGATTATGTGCATGCCAAAAAACTAAAGATAGTCTGTTAGCCCAGTGAACATTTGAAAGACTTTCTGCTTGTTTATAAAGAGGTAAATTCTTTGTTTTTCTAATAGAAAGATTTACCTGTTCTTCACCTACAGTAGCTTGATGAAATTTAGAAATATTTAATACTTTAATTAATTTACCAATAGTAGATAATTTCATACCACTATCGATTTCACAAATATATTTATCTAATGTTGTCATTTAAAATCTTTTTTGTTCCAATATTTAGATCTGTACCTGTTCATAAATTTTAATCCATAATGAAATATAGATCTATGATACTCTTTTTCATCTATTGTTTTTACTTTCATTTTCCAACTATCTCTTTTAAAAGGAATTATTTGAACATAAGGCGTGCCTTTTTCTATAACAGTTTTAAGTTTCGGATATTTATAAGAATTAATTACTATCGGAAAATTTATTTCTCTATCAAAAATATCTGTATCAACAACACCTGATATTATTTCAAATCTGTCATCATTGTTGTTAAGGCAAGGCACAAATAAACATGACCAACCTGGAGGTGTTTTAATAATCCAAGGATTAATAATTTTATGAATATTTAAATTTGCATTTTTTTCAATTAAAGGTGAACCTTCAAGTTGGAAAGTTTGATGGTATTCAGGTTTTTTTCCATTCAAGTTTAATGAAAAATTAGGTTTTATGGTGTTAGGCACACCTTGAGCACCATCCTTTTCTCCTTTATTATTCGTAAAATTATGATTAATAGCCATGTCTATTGGCATTTTCAATATATACCCAGTTGTAAATGCATCTAAAAATGGCATACACCCTTTTACAGTTTGTCTGTCCCATTCATGAGATAATTTTTTATACCAAGCAGGTATATTAATTTTTGCTGGTATAGGCCATTCGTCTTTTAATTTGACATATTCAGAATGAGCTTGAAACTCAATTATCTTCGACATGCCTTATGTATATTAATGTTTATGGAAGTTGTAAAGGGGATACTGACGGTTGATTATTCTCTGCTAAAATTCTCCAAATAGGTACAGTTTTCCAAGGGTCTGCTTCTGTGCCTGAACCATAATCAAGTGTAGATAAATCAACTGCATTGTCTACCACACTTTGAACTACAGATGCTTTTGGATGATTTGGATAATTTGTTAAAACATTTTTTAAACACTTAATATATTCGTCATAGTGATTTTGTGCCTCAGAATGATTTCTAATTATATCTAGATCCCCATCTATTTTTCTTGGGCCTTCGCTTGTTGACCAACCTGTGATTGCAGTTCCATCAGCATTAGTTATTGGAGTATGATCTAAATTTATAAATTTAGTAAAATCTTCAGTAGATATCTCTATGACATTGTAACAATGATTTAAATGACTTAACGCATCTCTGTTAGTTGCATCTTCAACTGCTTTGTGACCAAATTTTCCTGCCTTTTCAATAAATATATAAGCCATTTTTATGATCCTGTATTTAAGAAAATTGTTAATACACCTGGGTTACCAGTTTGTGGTCCACTAGTAGGATTTATATTTCCTCCAGGTCTATTAGCAAATGTACCATTAAAAGGTAAACCTTGAGTACCTTCAACAGTTGCGCCTGGTGCAGTTCCACTAGCGTTATTAGATCCACCATTAGCAGTTCCAATTGTAGCTAGATTTGTTGCTCCGCCTGATCCTGCACTTGGGTTTCCACCAGCGCCAACCGCGTAAGGTTGAGAAAAAGGTGGAGATATAGGTGCACCAAAATATCCAAATCCACCTGGTTTACCACTTCTACCTACAGCTGGTGGCTGACTTGGTCCAACTGGGTTTCCACCTGATTGTCCACCTTGCATGTATGCACCAATATAATTTGCGTTACTCGGAGCTGTGAAAGTTCCTGTTCCACCTGTAATATTTTGTGCTATCTCAAAAGCCCCCCCGCCTGCTGATCCTGTGGACGCAGCCGTGATTCTTCCTTGAGCGTCAACTGTAATTGACGCAAGATCGTAAGATCCTGCAGTGACAGCAGTGTCAGCTAGTTGATCAGCGCCTACAGCATCATCTGCAATTTTTGCTGTAGTTACATTTTTATTTGAAATGTTTACAGTTAAAACAGCATTGTCTGCAATTTTAGCAGATGTAACTGCATCTGCGTTTATTGCATCTGTTACAACTGCGTTGTTAGAAAGTTGTGCAGCACGAATTGCATCATCGGCAATTTTAGCATTTGTAACAGCGTCATCAGATATTTGAGCAGTTCCAATTGTACCACCTAAAGAATCTAAAGACACTTCAACAATATTTGTACCATCAGAATAAGCTGCGTAAATTTTTGCAGCATCTAAAGTAAATCCTGTTCCTGATGCTGTTTTAAAAGTTAAGTTTGTTGGATTAGTTACTGCTGTTGCATCAAGAATATAAAATTTTTCAATATTATCAGGTATAGTTAAGTTACTTGCACCAGATAAAGTAATTGTTGCAAGTTTTAAAACCATGTTTCTTGCATCTGATAATGCCGCATCAGACATTGCTAGTGCTTTTGTACCAGCATCAGTAAGTGTAATTGATTCTACACCTGCAATAGCTTGTTGAACTAAGTTTAAATTTGTATTAGTTTTATCACCCCATGTACCAGCGTTTTCGCCAGTTACCATTAACTCTAGTTTTAAATCTGTTGAATATGATGATGTCATATATCTCCTATATTAACAAAATTAGGCTGCCTTATCAACCTCGGTCCAAACATTATTTACACCTGGATCGATCTCACTCCATGGCGTTACATTAACTGAGCCAATATTTGCTGTCAACCCTACCCCTGTTACAGGCACACCAGCAGTAGCACTTATTGATACAGATCCTGGAGTTGTTGTTAAAGATCCAGCTGTTGTTACAGGATATGCAGTTTCTTGTGATACCTGACCTACATTCAAAGTTGCTGCCTGACCAGTAACAGATTCGTTTGTTGTTTGTACTAAACTAAATGTACCTAATGATAAAGTAGCTGAAATACCAGTTACATCAACAGGTGTTTTATTTTCAGGTAAAACTTGACCAATACTTGAAGATAAGCTTTGACCAGACACGCTTTCATTTGTAGATTGTTCTAGTGATTGATTACCTAAACTTAAGTCAAGTTGATCCTCCGATGCAAAAACAGTTATGTTACCATCAATTTGTATTGAACTTAAACCTTGTGTGATTGTAATTAAATCTAATCCTGAAACTGAAACATCAACATCAGTGAAACCTATCGCTGTACCTTGAGCAGTGGTTAAAGATTGACCTTGTGCTATTACAGAATAAGCACCACCCCATACTCTGTTACCCCAAGTGCCTCTACCCCATCCTTGTTCAATTAAAAATTGATCATCTATTGTAACTGAGCCTATTGCAGTGTTTGTGCTAATTCCAGTAACACTTACATTTGCATCAGCAGTAATTTCATGTGTTGTACCAATAGAGCTTGTTACCGCCTGTCCTGTAAGTTGAAATTCTGTTGCTATTTCTACAGTAGATGAACCTACAGATGATGTTAAGCTTTGACCAGTACCAATAATTGAAGATCCAAATTTTGCCGTAACAGATCCAATGCTTGTGGACATTGCTATACCTGAAACAACTACATCTCCACTAACACCCCAAGCATTTTCACCCCAAGTAAGTCTCCCCCATCCTTCGTTTATTTCTGCAGAGGGTTCTAAGGTAACTCCTTGTGAAAGTGTTGTGCTTAATCCTGTGACTGAAAAAATAGTATCGGCTTGGTCTCCCCAATTATTGATACCCCAAGCACCTTGACCCCATTTATTATTAGCCATGAACAGCTCCTGGGTCGAACGGAAGACCCGCTATAGAAAACAAATTAGTAATGTTTGCCATAGCAGGCACCTCCTTTATATTATGCGATTCTCAATATTGCTGCACTCGTTGTAAATGCTGGGAACTGAATAGTAAATGTTCCTGCAGATGCAGTTTTATCACCGCCAAAATCTAATACAGCAACAGCAGGATCACCAGTTGCAGTGTCATTATAAATTAATGCACCTCTTGCTGTTAAAGTAACACCAGTGAAAGATAAGTCAGCAAAATCTGTTATAGCTGTGTTAGTAGCTAAAGATGTGCCAACATTCACTAAAGCTTTACCACCTGATGTGTAACCTGATGGTGAAGATACTTCGTTACCTGTTGTGAAAGATGTTGTTGATTTTCCTAAAGTAGCCGAGTTAGTATACATCGCTAATTTAAATGTATTACCGCCTGGGTTACTAAAATTGTGTGTTGCCTCCAATAATTCTTTTTTAAAAGTATTACAGATAGCATTAGTTGTTATAGCCATTTTTTTCTCCTTAAATTTATGGTGACGGTGAAGGTATTTTTATTCGAGGAACTCCACTGTCATATTCTCCTCTTCTTCGTCTACCCATTTGTTGTAGACCAAAAGCTTGTATGCTTTGATTATACCTGTCAGAATACAATTTGTATAGGTCTTCAGGTCCTTTCAAATATCCATATGTTTCTTTTAATACTCCGTACAAAAGCATAGCTTCTTGGTTTGTAGAAATATACGTATTTGTAGATGCATTAAAATGAGGCGGATCTTTAATGTAATTTATTTGTATTGTGTAAGCTTGATCAGGTGTAGGAGCTAATAAGATGTTATTATCATCCCAATTAGCGTAATATTTTGGTTGAGCTGTAACGGTGTCGTTTGGTGAAAATTCAGATATAAAACTTGTATCTCTTTTTTCTAAAAAATCTCTTACGTTAGAATTTATAATTTGAACAGATCTTAAAATTAAAGCATCACTAGGCATGGATACATATCTATTACTAGCTGTTGTATTAGAAGTAGCATATTTTCTTAAATCGTCATAATCAACTTGACCAGCAATATCTAACTCTACGTTTCTTATAAATTGATCTAAAATTGAATCTGATAAAACATTACTATCAACTTCTGTGTAGTTTCTTACTTGTGTTAAAAATGCTGAATGTGTTATTGCCATTATGATATACTCACTGTTACAGATCCTATAATAGTTGAAGCTTCTCTTCTTCTATTTTGTAGTGATGGATCTCTTGGTTGCATAGATTGTTGTGATGTAGTTATTCCATTACTTGTTACTGTTGTATCAAATGTTTCAAAAGCAAAATCACCAGGTAATGTAAGATTTGCAACACCAACTGTGATACCTCCTGAATCAGCTAATGTGCTATCATTCAATGCAACTGTTCTAGGTTGTTGAAATCTTTGAGGTCTAACTTTTTGTAAAGCAATAGCATCAGCTGTAAC